GTTGCAGTATGTCGAGGTCCTGTAGACAGTATCAACATAGTGAATGCAGGATCGCAGTATACTTACGAACCAACTATCAATCTAATCAGTGGAAGCGGTGCTGTTGCGTATCCATCAATCCTAAACGGAAAGATCGAGAGTATTATTGTTACATTCGGTGGTAGTGCATACTTCGGTCCTCCCGACGTTGTTATTACAGGAGACGGAGTTGGTGCAACTGCATTCGCTACTGTTGACCTAAGCACAAACATTGTTACTAGTATTACTGTATCAAGTAAAGGTATTGGGTATACTGCGGGTTCTACAAGAATTGATATCATATATCCTGGTTCTGGTGCACAGTTCCAAACTAAACTCACAGAACTATCCATAAACGAAGCAGCAACTGGAAATGAACTAGGAGATGGTAACTTTGTATCACCTAAGACTACAGACGTATTTGGTGGTGCATGTTTCCAAGGTGAGAACTATTTAATCTATGGTGGAGAATACGGATACCTTTATAATCCAAAGCAACTACGTTTCTTACTTAAGGACAGTATTGGTCTTGACACTTCTAACGTATTACAAGAATTACCTCCTACAGTGCACTCACCTATTATTGGTTGGGCATATGACGGACATCCGATCTACGGACCTTATGGATATGAAGATCCAGAGAACACTGCACCATTTAACGCATACAAACGTATTAGAAGCAGTTATAGAGTAAAGACTAGCAGAGAGTCTCTTCTAAGCGGTCTTACAGACCCTCTAGGGACTTATATTGAAGATTATGAGTATGTGGAAGGTTTAGGTGATTTAGACCGTTATAATGGCAGATTCTGCGTAACTCCAGAATATCCAAATGGAATATACTGTTACTTTACAACTATTACAGGAACTACAGGATATCCTGCGTTTCCATACTTTATCGGTTCTGAATTTTATGGTGAAGCGGATTCCGTGAATTGGAACGGTAATGGACTACAGAAAAACTTTACAGAAGACGCAATACGTTATAGAGCTCCATTTGTAGGTGTTGATAATATTGTCGCAAAGAGAAAACCGTTAGACAATCAAATTGACTTCTTCCTAGCATTAGAAGACAGCACAACATTGATTGTAATGGAAACAGGTGAAACTCTTACATACATCGAAGATGGTATTGGATATTATAGTTACTACCCATTCATCAGAGGTGGAACTGCGGATTCTCTAGTAGTATCATCTACAAACAAGTTTTCTTCCGCAGGGATTGACCAATACCTTGTAGAAGGTGGCGGTAAAGATTATAAGGTTAACGACAGACTTACATTTGATAATACAGGAACTGGTGGAGATGGCGTAAGTGCTGTTGTATCACAAGTTGAAGGTGTGGCAGTAAGTGGATTAAATCTAGTTTACGCACTAGCATCAACCGATGGTATTAATAAGTATTACGGACAAGTTCTAACTTCTACTAATCATTACCTACAAGTCGGAGATAGTGTTAATGTTTCCGTTACTGATAATTCATACACTCGAACATTAACAACTAAAGTGATTAACGGAAACTATCACTTCAAGTATTTTAATCTTGTAAGTATGAAGTTGTTGAATGCTTGGGCAGCAACAACCGCATATACATGGGGAGATCTAGTTTATGTTGCTAATAGAGTTTATCGAGCAAATGCATCTGGAACATCTGGAAGTTCTTCTCTTACACATACATCGGGTAGTGCATCAGACGGAACTCTAACATGGACATATGTAAGAACACGTACAGATGGTAATTTATTCCAAGATGGATGGAGTAGCATTACAGGTGGGTCAGGGTATACAAATGGAACATACACAAACGTTCCACTAACAACTAATGGAGATGGACTAACTGCTAAAGCAACTATTATTGTTTCTGGTGGTGCTGTAACAATTGTTACAATTACAGAATTTGGATATGGATATGATATTGGAGATACAATATCGGCATCAGACACCAACCTTGGTAGTGGAGGTGGATCCTCATTCAGTATTACACTAACTCAAGTAGTAAGAGAAACTGAGTGCCAAACAGATCTAGCACATCAACTTAAAACATCAGATCTAATTAATATCTCAGGTGTCTCACCTGTGTCTTACAATAAGGCAAACTATATTGTGGTTAGAACAGAAAACCTTAATAGATTTACTGTAAAGAGAAACTATGCTTCAACAACTGCTGCTAATGTAACTACAGGTAATAATAGCGGTCCTGCAGACGTTTATATCAAAGAACCAAACTTATCGTTAATAGACGGACACTCATACATCTTCAATACTTCAGATTCAAGCAATACTGGAAAAGTATTGTCATTTACACTGGATCCAAGTAATACAGATGTATTCACCTACAAAAACATTACTGACGAGACTAGAGACGCAGTAACAAATGAGCAAGAGTCAATAACAACTAAAATAACAGGATTGCCTGGTATTTTCTATTATCATGATATAAAACATATCATTACTGCACCAAACACCTTTACAGTCACTGTTGCAGCAAAAACAAGTGCACATCCTTTAAATGGTTATGGATCTAGCAATGGATATTATATTACAGGTGACAAATACGGATCTGTAACAGAATCTCCTGCTTTATCAATGTCTCGTGGATTGACATATACATTTAACCAAAATGCTGCATCAAATAGCACCCATGCAATTTACTTCTCTACAAGTGAGGATGCATATGGTGGCACACTTAGATATGAGACTGGAGTTGTATACAGAATTAATGGTGACGTAGTTACATGGGCAGACTATAATAGTAATTTTAATACAGCTACAAGTCGTAGCGTTTCTATTACACTTGCTGTCACTGCTCCAGATACATTGTACTATGTTTGTCAAAATCACCTTGCAATGGGTAATGCAATCACTGTTAAGAGTGATGTTACCAATAGTAGGTATATGAATGTTATTAATGATCCTATCTTGGGAACTCATACAATAACTTCAAAGACAGATCAGAATTTTACATACTTGATTGCAACTGCACCTGAGACTGGATATACTACAGGTATAACATACTCAACAAACTCAATATACCCATCTGGCGGTGTTGCTACTATAACAATCGGAGATCCAGGCAGAAATTACCAATCTTTACCAAAATTAAGTGGATCTACTAGATCTGGTTCTGGTGCAACTGCTATAGCAACTATTTCTGGTGGATTGTCAAATGTATCACTATCAAACAACGGATCTGGATATAATCCTGCAGACTTACCTGGTTGTGTCGTTACAATGCCTGATTTTATAGATCTGACCCTAGAAAACGTGTTGGGTAACTTCTTACCAGATGAAATTGTTATTAGTAAGGCAATTCAAGATAATAGCACTGCTAGAGCTAGAGTTCTGAGTTGGAATCCAATTACATCAACATTGAGAATACAACCATTACGTAATACAAGAACAGGTGCTGGTTTTAAAGGATACTTAATGTTTAATGCTGGTAAGGAATATAATATTAACCCATCACAAATTGATGACTCTGGATTTGCAGATGAGTTTACATTTGCTGCACACAATGCATTAACAGGAGATCCAGTCAAATACTTAGCAGCAGGAACTAATCCTGTTGGAGGTTTGACTGTAGGAGAAACATACTACATTATTAACGTTACACATGGAACAGCAATTAATAGAGTCAAGTTAGCAGCTACACCACAACTTGCAGAAGTGGGTACAGCGATAACGATAACCAGTTCTGGACTTGGCACACAGCAATTTAATATTAGATCTAGAGTCTACACAGGTGGAAACTCTGTTGCAACTATTGGTTCTGTATCTGGAACACAAGCAGTAGTTGCTGCAGCAGTATCTGGTGCGGGACAAGTAAGTGAGGTAACTGTTACTACAGCAGGAACGAATTATAGAAATGCACCAACTGTTCTATTTGATGATCCTTACTACGGGGTAATCTCAACTGTCTCAATACAGTCTCAATCTGCGACAAACTATGGAGTTAGTCAAACATACACAGGTATCACACAGAAGTCTATAGCAGGAACCAGTGCAACTGGTGCGACATTTACTATTGTCACTGACGGAAATGGAACTGTTGAGTCTGTTACTGTAACTGCGGGTGGAACTGCATATAACATTGCTGATGATATTACAATCTCTGGAGGAGACCTAGGTGGTACTGATACCACACATGATATGGTTCTTGATATTGCTACAATGTCATTCACAAATCCAGCTACAACAGAAACTTTACTAGATGCTGCTATTGACTCAGTAACTGTAACCAACTCTGGATCAGGTTATCTATCTGCACCTACTATTACTGCTCAAGGTGGTAATGGTATTAACTCAGCATTAAATGCATTAATCTTGAATGAAGGTGTATCGGTAATCAACGTTGAAGCAGCGGGTCAACAGTATCAGAGTGCTCCAATAATTAATATTGAACAGAAAGTAGGAACTGGTGCATCTGTATTACTTAAATCATCCGATATTGGTCAGATACTTAAGATTGGTGGTGATAATATTACATTTAACTATAGTCACGATAGAACCTTAAAACCAAAGTTAAATACAACCTATAATTTACAATTAGTAAGAACTCAAATCATTGATTACCTTGATGTGGTAAATGGTGGTTCTAATTTTGTTGCAAATCCTGAGATTGTTCTAGTTGGTGGTCAGGGATCTCTATTCGACTTAAATCCCATAATTCAGAACGAAATTATACAATCAGTTACAGTTGAGAATGCTGGTAGAGGATTTACCTCTGCACCTACTGTACAGGCAAGAGTGAGTCATAGTTTTGTTGGATTACAATCTAATAGCACATTAAACTTCCCATATAATCCTAAACTACCATCAGGAACTGCAGTTAATCTTGTAGCATCTGCGGGTCAACTTCCTGCACCTCTTGCTGAGAATACAACATACTATACTGTTGCTCCAACTATTGCAAATGGATTAGCAAACAATCAAGTCAAACTCTCTACATCTCTTGCTAACGCAAATACTGAGACTACTATTGCCTTTACAAGTGCACCAGTAGGAGATCCTACTACAGGGCAGACATCATTCACACTTCAAACAACTGATTTAGGTGATAATATTATTGCATACATGAAACCCGCTGAATTCTCTATTGGGGAAAGAGTATATCAAGGTGCATCTACTTCATCATACAGTGCGTATGGATTTATCAAGAATTGGGATCCATCTGGTCGTGTTGTAAGTGTAGAACTTGTAGAAGGTGATTTTGTAATTGGTCAACCTATATTTGGTGAAGAGTCTGCAGCATTTGGTCAAATACATGCATTTGATAGAGCAGATGCAGAATTTGTAGTTTCTCCTATTAGCACATCTGCTGCAACATGGGAAAGAACAACTGGATTCCTAGATCTTAATGAACAACGTGTTTATGATAGTGATAGATTCCAAGAATTCTCATATGATATATCATCATCAGTTAATATTACAGACTGGAAGAATCCACTTAAGTTTGCTGCTCATCCTGCAGGATTCAAGGTAGTGGGTACACAAGTATTAGTCCAATCAGTTAAAAAAGACTTTAGACCAAGATCTACAGTCAATTCTAATCCTAGTGCTGATTATGACTGGTGGTTATCAAACACAAATAGTATTGGAACCACATTTAGTGGATCTACATTCATAACACCAAAACCATCTGCTAAGAATGCTGGTAAGTTAGCAACTATCAATAACTTTGCATTATCAAGACCTGACTACAGTGCAAACGTTCCTACAGAAGTTTCTATCTACGGAAAGCAGTTATTAGATGTTCAGAAGATATTATCTTGTATTGCATATAAGATTGATGATATTAGTGATAGAACATTAACATTTGATGGATCTAGTTCTACTGTTGTAGATGGAACTAATGATAGGATCACAATAACAAATCATGGTTTTGTAGCAAACCAATTAGTAACATACAAATCTGGTGGAGATAGATTCCTAGATGCTAGAGATTTGATTATCAATAATATTGATTATATTGTTGAAGAGACTATTGGTTTCTTAAATACACAATATCCAACATTAACATACGATCAAGCAAAATGTGCTAGAGATACTAGAATGGTGATCGCAGCATGGACAAATGATCTTAAGTATGGTGGTAACTACTTCAGTAGAAATGCTGCTGAACAATATACTACTGGTACAGGAATACAACACGTAGGTGGTGAGGAAGCAGAGACAATCTACGCATTTAATAAAGCAAGAGACTTATGTTTATTAGCAGTCACTAATGATCTTCCAGTAGGAACCTACACAACAATAGTTCCACAAACTAACTTGAGTATTACAAATGATACTGGTGGATGTGCAGATGTTAAGAGTGCGATTACCACATTTGCAGGAATTGTAACTGCAGTTATTAGTAGTCCTAGTTCTGCATTACCTACTGCAGATGTTGGTAACTATCCAAATAATAGATTTGCAACACCTATAGGTGGATTGACCAATGATGGTCAGTATTACATTAGATATGTCGATGCTAATACAATTGAACTATCCGCAACTCTTAGTGGTAGTAAAATTGACCTAACATCACAAGGACAAGGAGTTGGACATTCTCTAAGATGTTTTGTAGATGGCACTAATGATTCATTTAGATTAAGATGCGAAAACATTGATCTTGGAACTAAGATTGGTAAGACTGCTGCAACATCACAATTGATGCTCTCAATAAATGGTCTTATTGCGAATCCTGCAACATATACTCTATCTAATAACATTGTAACATTTGTTACACCTCCACTAGTAAACAGTAAGATCATTGCAATGTATTATGATCGTTCTAGTTACACTAGTTCATTTGTATTAGATCAAATTGGAGATGAGATTAAATCATTTAATACTGGTATATCTGGATTAGGAACTCATACATTTGTAAGTGGTGTTACTAATGCAATTCAAGTCACAGGTGGTAGTCAATTTACTGCACAGTCTGGAACTAGTTACACACCTAGTACAGGATTACTAATCATAGACATTGGCACTCATAGTCTTACTACAAGTAATACAATTGTTATTGCTGACAACGGAATTACGTTTACATGTGATGCAGATAACCATGGTTCTAATCATTCTTATCCTCGTCCATCAGATCCTGCATCTGGCAAAACCCTTGCTATCACTGCAGTTGCAGGAGATACAATAACAGTTAATGTTGGAATATCAAATGATCAAGCGAATGAATTAACTGGTGGTAAAGGATACAGCGATGGAGTATATACTGCTGTTCCACTTAAGAATAAACTTGGAACTGGAGTTGGTGCAACTGCTGACATTACAGTCAGTGGTGGAAGTGTCACAAACGTAAAATTAGTATCTGCTGGTAATGGATATACACCTAGTGATGTTCTTGGTATATCTGATCCTCGTGTTGGCGAACAGTTAGTTAAACAGTTTGTTCCTACAGATGGCACATATGCTCCCGCAACAGGTGTAATGGAATTGACTATTGGATCTGGTCATGGATTATTAGGACCAGGTCAACATACACCTACTGGAGCAACATACGATCCTAATACAGGTTTGATGGTGGTAACTGTTAATAATCATGGATTTGTAAATGGTGATCAAGTTAAATTTGCAGATGGTGCGATTAAATTTAGTTGCACTTACGGTGGCGGTGGTAACGATGATTATCCTCGTTCTACAGACTATGCATCAGATAGATGGTTACAAGTGTTTGATTGCACTACAAATACATTTACAGTTCAAGTTCTTGATTCAATTCCTTCTACCGATCTAAGTCCACATACATTTGTATCTGCTGTAAATAATAGTATTAAGTCAGCAAGGTCTACAGTCAGAATTGCTAATGAGTCATTGCAGTTCAGTTGCACTTACGGTGGTGGAGGAACTGCGTCATATCCACGTCCTACTGATCCACTAGGTACACAGGGCAAGATGAGAGATATTCCTGTAGAAGCAGTTACAACAACTACTATTACAGTTAATGCACTAAACGGAACAGCAGCAACAAACACTGATACACATACATGGGTTGGAGTATCAACTTATCAGTATCAACCAACAGGTATCGTTTACACACCTACTACAGGTGAGATGGTTCTTACCAAGACAAGTCATGGATTAATTAAGGGTGACAGAATCAGATTTGCTAATAACTCATTAACATTTACATGTGCTAAAGATAACAATGCTACAGAGCACACCTATCCTAGAGTTGGAGATCCATCAGAAGGTGCATGGCACACTATTGATGCTGTAACAAATGATACATTCACTGTTTTCGTAGGTGTATCATCTGATACATCCACTCATACCTTCGTCAGTGCCACTTCAACAGCGGTTGAGAGAGCAGTGGTATCTTACGGTGTTTATGCTTATTCTAAGGGTGCAGACGCTGGTAGCTTGCTTAGAACAAACCAAAACTTCATTGCTACAACTGCATACGGTAGGATGATGGCAGACAACTCTGGATTCTCTAGCACATATCAGGTCAAGTGTATTCGTGATACAAACTTACTAATAGACGCAGTTGCTGATAATGTAGAATTTGGTGGAAACGATGCAACATACGATGCTGCTAACTTCTATGTTGGAACTGCACATCTATCTGGTGAAGAAGGACAGTCTGTACAGGTATTCAATCATGCTAGAGATATTTGTCGTCAGGTTATGCGTAACCTTACAGTTACTACAAACTCATACAGTGTAGGAACACAATCAAAAGACAATACAATCAGCAATGACTCTGGAAGCACATCATACTCAGAAGCATGCTGTATTGATACTGCATCCACAATCTCAACATTATGGGCG